TTGACTTCTAGGCCAAAAATCAAATGTATATGAAAATCCTCTAAATTGTGGTCCAACATAAAACTGTTCTTGTTGTGGATTGACTGCTACGCCAGCTGCTTTGGCAATTAATTTAAAAGGGTCACCTGCACCTAAAGCTGATGCAGCCTCACCAATTACATCTTTACCATATTGTGCAAGACCTACACCAGCACCTTTAGCAATTGCTTTTAATTGGTCACCTATACTAGTTGCTGTTTTTGCCTCGCCTAGTGATTTACCTATTGTACCAAACATTTCTGTTGCTTCTGCTTCATAACTATTTTGATATGATACTTTAACTCCTGGAGGCATATACAATGCAATAGCACTTGTTACTCTAGTATGTGTTGGAAATTTTGATAATACTGAATTGTCTAATTTAACTTCAGGTGTATTACTTTGTCTTAAATTCTTAATAGTTGGTTGACCAAAATCTGTATTGTATTGTGCAAGACCTACTCTAGCAGCCACATCTAAGTCTTTTGATGCCTTATTGCCTAGGCCACCTTCATACTCATTTGCTAATGTATAAAATAGAATATAATGGCCTAAATCAGTTGATGTAAGGTCTAGTGGATATTGTACTTGTGAAAATCCTAAAGGGTCACGCTTAATAGCTTCCATAGGACTATCAAGTTTCTCAAATGGTGACTTTTTAAGTAATTGAGCAGCCACTTTTGCTTGTGAACCTGATACGGCAGAACCATTACCTATAAGATTATTAACTTGACCAGTTATATCTGACAAGAATGGTGTTGCTAATGATTTTAAATGACTTGCAGCTCGTTTTAACATCTGTAATAAATACCTTTGTAATATGGTAATATTTATATAGTTTATAGGTGATATAATGAGAAAGAGTTATAAAGGTTTATTCAATCCTACCAACCCTAAGAAGTATGTTGGCAACACAAAACAGATAGTCTATCGTTCATTATTAGAAAGACGGTTTATGCGTTATTGCGACCTCAATCCTGATATATTGTTTTGGGCAAGTGAAGAATTACCAGTTCGTTACTACTCTCCCTTAGATAAGAAATGGCACAGGTACTTTCCTGATTTCATAGTTAAAACTGTTAACAATGAAAAGTTTATGATTGAAATTAAACCTAGTCGCCAAGTCGGCAAACCTAAAACTCCTAAAAAGAAAACTAAATCATATATGCGTGAAAGTTATGAGTATGTTAAAAATCAGGCCAAATGGTCAGCAGCTAAAGAATACTGTGAAGACAATGGTATGAAGTTTAAAATAATTACAGAAAAAGAATTAGGTCAATACTAAGGACCAGCAAAAGCCCAAGCATCTCTTTCATACTGTCTATCAACGCTTGTATCTAAACTCAATGTTTGATGAGTTGTGCTAGATTGATTACTTGCGTTATTTTGTTTAGTTGAGTTATCAATAATTGTAACATTACCGCCTTGTGTCGTACTACCCTCGGTCATAGTTTTAGTATTATTTGTAGTCGTTGACATATCACCTGAAGAATTATCAGTTGTTAAATTATTTGTTGTTACATCACCAGCACCACCATTCATTACTTCATCAAACTTTCTTTTAAATGCTTCACCAGGACCTTCACCGCCAGGTAGCAATGCACCAGCAGCCGCTAAACCTGCAACTCCAATTGCCTTAATAACTCTACCAATGTTAATAATCTTATCTACAAATCCACTAATAAAACCACCTTCAGGTAATGTAAATACACTTTTGATGCTATCCCATATTCTACCAATCAAACCTTTTTCACCGTCACCACCAAATAACCAAGTCTTTAAACTAAATGGTTTATCAGGATTACCAAATCCAAATAAGTCTTTGATAAAGTTAACTGCTAAATCAATTGGTAAAGATAAGATATTAGCAAAGAATCCACCAACACCTGAGAATATTGCACCAAGGCCTTTCATAATTCTTTCACCATCAAATGAGAATAGACCTGAAATTAAATCTGTAATACCACCAATAATGCCTAAGAAAGAATCCATTAACTGATTAATCTTTTCATTAATAGATTTACCTAAGTTATCTAAACCAAAGAAACCAAGTATCCATTCTATTGCACTACCAATCAATCTGACTAGGCCACCAATAAATCCATCTACAATACCAACTACTGCACCTCTAATACCGTCTAAGATAGAACCTGTTTCACCAAACTCTTTCATAAACCCTTGTACACCATCAATCACACCTAATATCAATGTGATTGGTAAGAATAACTTGCCGATAGTTCTAAACACTATTTTTAATGGACCTAAAATCTTGTCTAGTATGCCTAGGCCTGCACCTGAGAATAAACCTTTTACGGTGTTGATAATCGGTCTTATTGTTCTTGTAATTACTTTAAATGCATCACTAACTGCTTTAGTTATGAAACCAATTGCTTTGTTAGTTCTAAAAAAAGATGTAATTCTGGTTATATTTGTTCTTATACTTCTAAAGAAATCTGTTACACTATCAATAATTCTTGTAATCGGTCCACCTTTGCCTGTAATACCTCTTTTGAAATTATCTATTCTTTTAATTGCTGGGTCAAATATTTTCAGCATCTTACCTCTTAATGCTTTTAAATCAAATGACCTTAGAAAAGACCTTATACCTCGCAACACAGCAGGACCAAATCCAAAGGTTGCAAGTCGCATAACACCTCTAAAGAACCTTGCCATAACACCTATTGATTTTAATTGTTGTGGTAATCTTAATATTTCATCTACATTAAATGCTTTAGCTAAACCTACTAGACCAAGTAATAATGCTCCTACACCTTTAGTAAATCCGCCAGTTGCCTGTTCTTTTGTAGGCATTGGTATTGTAGCAGTTTCAGAAGCTTTCTGTAATTCTTTTTCACGCTCTCTAGCGGCATCCATTTCTCTTCTAAACTTTTCTTTGTCCCACGCCAAAGTTTCAGCAAGTGTGGTTGCCATACCTACAATTGCTTTGTAAGTATCTTTTCCAGTTTCTTTCACACTTTCTAAAATGCCTGTTTGTTCCATATCAGCCGGTGACGATACAGCAGCTGCACTACCTTTTAGTGCTGAGCCTACAGCCATCTGAGCGGACTGAATAGCCGCCATCATAGAACCTCTAGTTTTACCGTTTTCAGCCATTATTTGTTATCCGATTTTGCTCTACTTCCTGTGTATAGACCAAACCAAGCCGCACCAGCACCAACTACGATACTAACTAAGCCTGATTGTTCCATTGTAGGATTAGGTATGTTCATATACCAAATTACTACTTTGTATAATAAAAAAATATATGTTGAGATGAATATTCTTGGAAATATTCTCCAAGCGTCAATAGCCCTTGCCATATGAATTATCTTTGCATATGGATTTGGACCTAAATCTTTAACAGATGTATCAACCTCTAAGTCAATGTTTACCTTTTTAGATACACTTGACTTATCAGCCGTAACTGTTATAGTTTCTTCTTTATTTTCCACGAGCCTGCCTCTCTCTTGCTTTTTCGTTTTCTTCTTTTATATGTTGCACCAAGAGGTTAACATATATCTCCCTCTCCCACGGCAACATATTCTCTAATTCACTTAAAGAATATTTATGATGTTGCATTAACGCAAAATTAACCTGGAAATAGTTTTCTAGGTTGTCGTGTGAGAGGGCGATACGAAAAAATCCGCTATCCCTTGTAACATCATTTTACTCTTTACTTTTGTCTTAGGATTTTCAACCTCTATCTCTTGTTGTAACTTCGGCATTGATTGAAAAAAGACTTGTACTTTTTCAAAATGTTTTGAAGATAAACTTTCGATAAATGAGTTTAGTTCCTCTTTCTTATAATCTTTTGCATTGTGTACTGTTTCACCGTCATAAATCTGGTAAATTGAAGCCGCAATCATATCAAACATTTGTTCTGTTTTTAAATCGTTAGCATCAACATCAGCATCAATACTATCAATTGTTGGGTACTTCATAACCATTTTAACTTTGTCGTTAATTTCTATCACATTTGTATGTGCGTCATCAACTTGTACCTCGACCTTTGAAAGGTCAACTTCTACATTTGCAAAAGTTTCGTTGTCGTCTGGACATTTAACTTTTAGTTTTGCAATCTCACCAACTGACTTTGCTCTGATTTGTAGAAAAATATATTCTAAATCAAATACTGGTAATGATGCAACATTGAGGGTGCCAAATGTACAGGCATCAACAATGCTTTTTAATGCGTTTGTGATTTGTTTGCTCTCTTTAGATTCCAAGGCCATCAATAATAACTTTTCTTCTTTAACTAGAAAAGGTCTAAATGACACCTTTGTATCCTGAGATGGCAATGTCAATTCATACTTCGCCGTTTCTAATATAGGTAATGACATAATATCTCCTTGTTATATTATAAAAATGGTGGAAATACTCTTCCACCTGTCGCTCTGCCAATTGGCACGCTTCGTTTAACCTGGTTGAGTACATCTCTACCAGCTCTTTTCAGTTCTGGTGGTAATTTATCTAATATTCCACCAAACAAACCAAAATCTTTTGCTGACTTAATAGTAGGCACATCACCAAATGATTTGCCTATCGTTGCGTCTGATAATTCACTTGAAGTTAGATTGTACCAACTTCTAAAATTAAATGTAATCGGTATACTGACACCTTGGTCATTTTGACCGTAACTATATTCCATAGAACCTAATGTTGATGGATAAACTTCATATAATCTTACTGCATATGTTACTCTATCTCTATCATCATTACTTTCAAAAGCACCTAATTGTAAAATGTCCATAGTACCCACATAGTCATCATAATAATTCATATCGTGTGTTTCTAAATTATAGATTAACTTTTGCCATTCTTCAAAGAATACTCTTTGTCTTAAAAACTTGTCGCCATAAAAAGTACATTCAATATTACCTGGAAAACTGTAAGAGTATGGCATCTCTCTAGCTGGTCCATATAATTGTACTGCTGTTGTGTTAATATCTCTACTAGGCATTGTCACCTTGTTACACATCATACCAACATTTCTTTTCATATCTGATTGATTGTACTGTTGAAATCTTTGATATGGTGGTGGACCAAATTCTGTTTGTTTTGTACCAACAGAACCTAATTTGTATTTTTCTGGTGGATTAAACACAACCAAATATCTATTTGGTCTTGCAAGGCCTTCACCTTGGTTTATGTTTGCAATAAATCTGTTAATAGTGGATTCTCTACCACCGCCTGGTGCTCTTTTTAACCTAGGGTCGCCGGCAACATTATCTAAAGACCTATCTCTTGGAAGTCCCAATCGAATATCAAAATTACCTATTCGTCTACCGCCTCTTAAAATTGCCATTAGATAATTCTCCTTGCAGCTGCAAATACTCTACCAAGTGTTGAACCTTGGAAGTCAGCAACTGGTAAATAACACGCAATGGCCATCTCGTCAACATCAATTCTTCTAAAGTTTGACCTAACTTGACGCCACAAATATTTTTTAATCATTGGTTTAATGATACTTTGTCCTTTTAAATTACTATAACCCACTTGTAGTTTAGTAGAGCTATCAAACTTACCGTTACTTGCGTAAGATTGTAAATCTTCTAATAGTTTAAATCTCAAACCATATGGCAGATAATGAAAATTAAGACCAACAAAACCACCTTTAAATGTATCTACAGGTAACACCAATGGAAAGGCGTCCCAATATGGTAGTTTAGCCTTAGTCTTTGCATCATACAAAAACATATTCAAACGGCCTGCACTTGGTCTGCCGTTAACTTTACCCTCTCGCATTAATTTAGTCTGCGTTGCCTTATCAGCAATCAAAGAGGCTGCGTTTCTGTACCACCTAGCAGACTTTAGTTGGTTATCTTGTAAATCCTTTAGAGGGTCGAATATATTTGCCATACTACTATTTATATGCCTTTTCCAATAAAAAAGGGCACCTTTCGGTGCCCTTTCCAAAGTATTTAAGATGTAATTGAGAGAGAGATACTAGTCTTCGTCTGCCAACTTGCTGAAATAAGATAAAGTGTCATCATCATCATTATCTAGTTCACTATCCGGCAAGTTCATAGTCGTTGACATAGCCGATACATCTTCACTTTTCACTGAGGGTGCTGCCGTTGGTGGGAGGTCTACTTGGTCAGCGGTTACAGTGCTTTGTGAACCCGTAATTACCCTATTCAGTTTCTCTTTGAGTTCATCATAGGTCTTAAAATTACTAGGGTCTACAAATTGTTTTAGAGAATGTTGTCTTTCCCAAATTGCTTTAATTTGGTCATCACTTTCTTTAATCTGTGATACACTCTCAAATTCAGATTTGTCATAGTTCCAATAACCATCAACTTTTCTTAATTTCAGTTTAAAGTTTGCACCTTTCCAGAAATCAAATGGGTTGATTGGTGTTTCATCTTCAAAAGCTGGTTGCATTGCTTCAGTAATCTTGTCAAAGATTTTTTTACCAAACTTGTATAAGAAAACTTTACCTTCATTTTCAGGACGCTTAGGGTCGCTTACAACAAAGATGTTTGCATAGTAAGATAACTTACGCTTTCTTTTTCTAGCAATCTCTTTATCACTATCTAAGCCGGTATTCCAAAGTCTAGTGTTTTCTTCACTAACAGGATCCTTTTGATTAAGAGTTGTTAAAGAGTTCTCAATATACCAACCGCCTTTATCTTGGAATGCGTGAGACCATACCCTCTGCCAAGGCATATCTTCGCCATTTGGAGCAGGTAAGAAACGAATAACAGCATAGCCGTTACCTGTTTTGTCCATCTCAGGTTTCCAGAACCTGTCGTCTTGGTATTTGTTTTTGTTTGATTGGTCTTCTGGAGCAAGTTTTGTTTCCAGAGCTTTTGTGATTGCGTCAAAATTACTTTGACTTTGTTTTAGACTTTCGAAATCCATATTATATCTCCTTTGTATATGTTTATATTCGTTGTATCTGTGTGACCTGTATTATCGGCCTCATAGTTATTTATACAAGTTTTAATACTCATATTAATAATATACTACACCTGTAGCATATTGTCAAGCGTGGAATGACTAATGTATTCCACATTTGGCAATTTCTTATTGTTCTCCCATTCTGTAATAGGAGAATTGGTGGCATCTCTACCATCATTAAACTGGTTTACCTTGTAGAATTTGACCTCTGGAAACCACTCAAATAGGGTATACCATTGTCTAATCCAGTTCACACAAGGTGTTGGTTGGTTCTCTTTTGCCACATAATGTTTAGTTGACTTGTACATATTGTTAACTTTATCTGTCGCACTATACAAATCGTGGCCAATCAAAAATATCTCTTTTGGTTTATCTCTTTTAATAGACACATAACCAGATGTAGGTCCACAGGACCAACCGTGGTCTTTAGGTGTTTTCTTATCACCTTGTTCATCAACCATCACATCCATAAGTGAGTGTGATTGGTCGTTTGGTTTAATCCAAGAAACCTTAATAGTAGAATTGTTTACACTTATTTTTTGTCGTTCACCATTTCTTTTAATCATATCAACAATGCCTTTTAGATTTGCACCGTGCATTACAAACTCAGTAGCATCTTCTCTAGCATTTGTAACTAGAATATCATCTAAATGTTCTTTTGCTTCAATCTCAGCCATACCACCATACACCATTGTTTCATAATGCATTGCTGGTACTTTTGTCCAATCTCTAAAATAACAAGGTATCTTTAATGCCACACCAGCGTGATATATTTCGTGCATCATACCGTGGTCAACTGAACATAAAACATCTGGTGTAAAATCTCTATACAAGGCATTACAACCATA